TATTCAGCAGCAGTAGCAGGAGTAGGAACAGTAAGTTGTGCAGGAACTACAACCGTAACAGGTTCGGGTACTGCATTTGCCATTGGGCTTGGCGGTGCAGCAGGTACTAACCAAGCAAGAGTAGGCGGAACGATTACCGTTGGCGGAGTTACTAAAACTATTGTAGCTATTGCATCAGCAACTTCATTAACCGTAGATACTGCATTTGGTACTTTTACAGGGCAAGCCTTTACGGTTCAAACTGAAATTATCCAAACCGGAACAGATACAATGAATCTTTCATTAGGTGCCGCAACAGGTATATTAATTACCAATAGAGCAGACCTCCAAAGAACATTTGATGTAAGAGGTTGCGATTTTACTATTAACGGAATTTTAACAGTAGACAGTACCGTTGCTCAATTACGAAACGATGGAAGTTGTACTAATAGATTTACGGTTAATGGTTCTGTAAGTGGTGGCGAAGTTATATTTAATGGTAGAATAGCGGCTGCCGCAAATGCCCCATTCCCGTATGTAGGATTTGATTGGTTGGGTCAGAATGGGCAAAAGATAATTAAATTAGCGAGTACCAACGCTACTTACCCGGCAAAATTCACAATGATTAACGCTGCTGTAAGATTTGGTTCTGATTGGTTAACAACCGATTCGGGTAACTTCTCAAGAATTACAACGCAAGGAAATGAATGTTGGATACTTTGTGCAAGAGGTACAGGTACTTCACAAGCACGTTTAAGACAAGACAATACAACCGCTTCAATAGATTTCCAAGCCGGTCAAACATGGGTAGGGGTATGGCTAAACTTTGGAGTACCTCAATTAAGTTTGAAAGGGTACACTCCAATTAACACAGATGGACCCGAAATTAACCTTGCATCAGTTCCGGTAGCTTCATTGATTACAATTGATAATTATAACACAACCCACGTAGTAGCGAACTATTATGCAGGGGTTCAAATAGTTTTATTAGGTTCTGCATGGACAAGGTTAAAAAACAACTTATTAGGCACTAACATTGCTTGGCGTAGTTCAAGTTCTTCGGGTGGCAGACATAACGTAATTGAGTTCTCAAAGCAAATTACTATTAAAGTTCAAGATACAGCAGGTAATTTATTGAGCGATGGATATATGTACTATCAGCCCGTTGGTAGTAACGTAGCGGGGGTACGTGGTAAAGCAATGACTACTGATATTACTTTTGATTTATCCCAACAAAATATTGCAACAGTAGCAGGTGTAGCAACAAGTGAGTTCCGTTTTGCATGGGGCTTCACAACAGCAACAACAAACCTTAGTACATACGCTTACTTTTGTACAGGGCAAACAAAAGGGGCTGAAACGCATTTGGTTGGTTCGAGCCGTTACGGATACGATAAGCAATACATTACAGTAGGATTATCAGGCAACAACGATGCAACCCCAACTTATGTACATACTTCATTACCAACCTCAAGTAAAGTAATTGCAACGGCGGCGGCTATTAGTGGTATTGCATTTAACTTTACTACCAAGGTAATGAGTATTACAGGTAATTTAACTTATCAGCAGATTTATGATGCTTATCAATACGCTCTAAATGTAACCGCAAACTTATTTCAAGCTGATAACTGTTTGACTGCAAATTCAACTTCAAACTATGTAGGTTGGACTATTAATGTAGCAACAGGAGTTACAATTTCAGCAGGTAGCGGTAACTTCACTAAACTACAAGCACAAACAATAACCTTAACAGGAACGGCTCAAATTACAGGTATCTACCAAGACAGTACCGGCACTTCAACCGTATTACAAATAAGCGGCTTCGATGCAGGCAGCGCGGTATTTGTAGAAGATAATTTATTCGTACAAAAGTTTTATTCAGCATCAGCAAGCGGTACGGTTACGGTTTACATTCCACCAACGGGGACGGGCAGTTGGTACTATGCAGTTGAAAAGTATGGTATTCAGAGACAATCTGATTTCTTTACTTTTAGCGGAGGGTTAAAATCAATAGTAGTAAAAGCAATACCTGATACCGGAATTACAGTAAGCAACAGCGCAACAGTAGCGGCTTATGCGGCATTAGAAAACCCGGATAAGATATACGACTACGTGGCTTATCTACGTTTATCGGTACCGCACATTAGTTATGGGCAGATAGTATTTAAAGATGGTACAAGCCTTGACTTGCAAGATGCATCAATGTTGGTTAATCAATCGTTCGGGAGTGTTGCGAGTTTTGATTACGATACCAAGTTGCTTACTGTTAAATCTTTGATTCTTGAAACAGGAGTTTCTTATAATAAAATAGTAGCCGACCCGCCTGCAACGGTTACAGCAAATACAAATGAGATTATTACAATTCTTATTGAAGATGCTAATGGAGACTCAAAGCTTTCTATATTGGGAGGTGATAATTTAGGTTATGAATTATGGAAGGTTACTACTGCTACTGCAACTGACGACTATGCGACAGGAACTTTACTTACTACATTAGCTGATAATACATTGTCTTATAGATTCATAGGAATAAGTGGTTTTGATATAGTTGGAAGAGATGTCAGTTCGGGGGTTCGTAGAAGAAGTTCAATGCTTAAGGGTACTTATGAACAAGCGTTTTACGTAGGTACACAAATTCAACTTGCAACGGATGCACCTCAATTAATTGAGAATAATCAAAAGTTAGATGAATTAATTTTAAAGACTGATACTAATTTAGATGTAAAGGTTAGCACAAGAGCAACGCTTGCTCAAATAGAAAGCAGTACTGTGATTGGCAAAAAGGAAGACCTAGTAATTATTAACAACGGAGTTAAAAAAGCAAGTAAATTCATTCCACATAACACAAATATATAATGGGCAAAACAAGAAAGTTAGCGGATTTGGTAAATGTAGTAGTCACAGATATGCAAAATAATGTGACATTACCTAAGGCATTAACTATTGGCGAAGTGCCGGCTATTGATGATGATAGCTTTAAGGTGCCCACTACTAGTTGGGTAAATGACAAGTTAGTTGGATCTAACATACCGGCAGGTGGAACTACCGGGCAATTATTAGGCAAGCAGTCTAACACAAACTACGACTTTACGTGGTTTGATCCATCTTCCCCTGCGTCATTTGCAAGTGTTTTAAAGCACACGGTAAAGGCAGGTGAGGCATTAACTAAGGGACAAGCGGTTTACGTTAGTAGTGCTGACGGTACGAATATTATTGTATCGAAAGCTTCTAATACTACCGAGCAGGCTAGTAGTAAGACGATGGGTTTGATTGCTCAGAACTTAGCTAATAACGGAATAGGCGAGGTTGTTACCGAGGGATTGCTGGCCGGATTAAATACGAGTACTGCTTTGGCCGGTGATCCGGTTTGGTTAGGTGTTAATGGTAATTTAATTTTTGGTCTTACAAATAAACCATACGCTCCCAATCACTTGGTATTTATAGGTATAGTGACTAGGGTTAATACTAATAACGGAGAGATATTTGTTAAAGTTCAGAATGGATTTGAACTTCAAGAAATTCACAATGTAGATTTAAAGACTAATGCCCCTGTAAATGGGGAGTTGCTTGGATTTAACGGTGCGTTGTGGGTGAATAAAACAATTGCCGGTTGGTTGGGTTATACTCCTGCTAACGCTGCTGCGTATGTTCCGTACACGGGGGCTACTACTAATGTTAATTTAGGTTCTAATAGCATTACAGCTAATTCGTTTATAAAATCGGGTGGTACTTCTTCTCAGTTTTTAAAGGCGGATGGCAGTGTTGATAGTTCTATTTATAGCACTACTACCGGGACGGTTACGAGTGTAGCTGCCTTAACGTTAGGCACTTCCGGAACCGATTTGTCTAGTACGGTTGCAACAGGAACTACTACTCCGGTAATTACATTGAATGTACCTACGGCTTCTGCTACTAATAGAGGTGCGTTGAGTTCGGGGGATTGGATTTTATTTAACGGAAAGCAAGCTCAGTTAAATGGTACCGGATTTGTAAAGGCAAATGGCACTACAATTACTTACGACAATAGTTCTTATTTAACGTCTATATCAGGCATTACTGCCGGGGGTGAACTTTCAGGAACATACCCTAACCCGACATTGGTTAACAGTGCTGTTACAGGCAAGTTATTGACCGGGGTTAATATTACCGGGGGAAGTATTGCTGCTACTGATAGCATATTGACCGCATTTGGCAAGGTTCAAAATCAAATTAATAGTTTAGTTGGCGGGGTTAACTACCAAGGTACTTGGAATGCTAGTACAAATTTGCCTGCGTTGACTAGTAGTGTTGGTACAAAGGGGTATTATTATGTTGTAACTACTGCCGGGACTACAAGTTTGAATGGTATTAATGATTGGAAGTTAGGTGATTGGGTTATTTTTAATGGTACAACATGGGACAAGGTTGACAATACCGATTCGGTTATATCGGTTAATGGATTTACAGGGGCGGTTAGTTTAACTACTGATAATATTAGCGAAGGGTCTACAAATTTATACTACACAAATGCGAGAGTTCGGGGGGCTATAGGTTTAACCACAAGTGGTAGTTCAGGTGTAGCTACTTATACTGCTTCAACAGGAGTTTTAAATATCCCTACTTATACATTAGCAGGATTGGGTGGACAACCATTACTTACCAACCCAACCACAGGGACAGGTACTACCAACTATGTAACTAAGTGGACAGGAACAAGTGCGTTGGGTAATAGTCAAATATTTGATAATGGTACTAATGTGGGGATAGGGACGGCTTCGCCAACCACTAAAACACAGATAACAACTAATTTAGGTGGAACTAATCCTTCAACATATACAGACGTATTAACAATAGGAGTTTCTAATGGACAAAATGAAACCGTAAAACCAAATATTGGAAGTTCATTAGTATTCAGAGGTATTGAATATTATAACCAAGAATTTGCACTAGCAAGAATAGCGGCACAAAAAACATTAGCAGATTGGAATGGGTTTTTGACATTTCATACTAATCCCGGTAATCAAGATGGAACTACAACCGAACGCCTCCGTATCACCTCCGCAGGTAACGTAGGTATAGGAACTGCTTCACCTGCTGAAAAACTATCAGTTGCAGGAAATATATACCAAACAGGAGATACATATCGGATTAAAAATAATTCTTCAAATGTTTCATACATAAGAGCAGAAGAAAATACAACAACTGCTGCATATACTTATGTTACTATGGATGGTAGGTCTACTGGTTATTATGCTATTAGCACTAACGACATTGAACGTATGCGTATAACCTCCACAGGCAACGTAGGTATAGGAACTGCAAGTCCAACAACAAAATTGCACGTTTTAGCAAATAGTGCAGCAGATGAGGGCAATGCAGCTGTAATTATAAGACAAGGAGGTGGTAATAATAATAACGGATTATTAGTAGACGTTACAAATTCTGTTAATGCTTACATAGCTGATTTTAGACAAGCTAATTCGTCTTTAATGAGATTGACTGGCGCTGGGAATTTAGGTATAGGAACTACTTCGCCTGCTGATAAATTAGAAGTAGCAGGTGTAGCAAGATTTACAGGTTCAGGAGGAAGAAGTGTTGTTGTAAATGGAACAAGCAATGGTAGAATAGATATTAATGGAGATGGCTCTACGTATGCCACAGGGATTTTATTTAATAGTCAACTTGGCGGTACAGCATTAAGTGGAATATGGAATTTTGGCAGCGGAACAAGTCAGCAATGGTTAGCGTTGGGTGGTACTGCATACAACACTTCAGCAATGTACATATTGCCTTCAGGTAACGTAGGTATAGGTACTACATCGCCTACTTATAAATTAGATGTAAACGGAAATGTAAGAGTAACAGGAACAATGACAGCAACATTAGGAGGATTTAATTCCGATATTAATGATAAGAAAGATTTGATTTACGGAGCTAAGAGTAACGTATTAGACTTGAACGCTGTATCATATTTAAGAAAATCTACCAATAATAAAGAGTACGGTTATATAGCACAAGATGTTAAGAAGGTGCTTCCCGAAGCGGTTTACGAAACTGTATCAGGGTTAGCGGTATCATACCACATGGTAAACGCAGCTAAGATACAGGCATTACAAGAGGAGATAAAAGAATTAAAAGCTAAACTATTAAGTAAATGAGTTGGTCTACATTAGCAAGTAATCAGTTCGTCTGTTTTAACGATATGTCTGAATCGGGCATACCATTAAACAGCGGACAATCCCATACCTACACGCAGCAATTTATTACCAAAGCGGAGGTGATAACTAAATACAATGTTAATACTTCTTATTTAGCTTCTTTTACTTCAAGCCAATGGATACCTAAAAGCGCATTAACAACAGGAGTGATAGCTTATTATTGGTGTATGGGATATTCAACAACGGCAGCTTCATTAGCTTGTTCGGATGCAGCGGAGGGTTGTACATCACTTTAAATTAAAAAATTATGCCATCAATATTATGCACCTCTACCCCTACAATATCAGTAGGTACGAGCATTTACACATCAGACACCCTCACTACATTAGTACCAACAGGCTATTACTCAACAGGAGGAAATAGTTATTATGTACTTAATGGTGTGGTTCAGAGTATTGGAAGTTGTAGTCCAAGTAATTCAGGATACGTTAAAGTAGCTGCTTTTGGAGATTCATCAATATGTAGTTCATCGGTCGTTGCGTTACTTGTGTTTTTTAGTAATATATATATAGACATAGACGCAGCTTTAACAGGGGGAGCTACAATCTATACTGATTCTTTTCTTAGTAGCCCATTAACAGGATACGGTTGGATAGTATCTAACGTGCCGGGATCTCAGATATACGAAATAAATCCATCTACAGGTGTGATACAGGGAGGTTCTGCACAATACTGTACGGGGTAAAAATATCCCTTTAAAATGCAAATAAATATTAGTTTTGCGCATAAATTAACATAATGAATAAATACGGAATTGACATAGCATTATTGGTTAGCGGCTTTGCCGGTGCGATACTATTTCTTAGGAAGATTGGGGAGAAGAGTATTTTTTCCGGATTTATAACTTTAATCTCAGGTTCACTGTGTGCTAATTACTTGACCCCTTTTATTTGCAATTTAGTAAACATTACCGGAGATAGTCGTAACGGGATTGCGTTTATCTTAGGTTACTTAGGGTTTAAGGGAATAGAAAAGCTTTCAAATACACTGTTAAAGAAAATATAAATGATAGTACCTTTATTTAATTCGGTAATTAATATGGCGTTGTTTGTAATAAACGTATATATTTTTTTGTTGTATATTGACAAGGAAAACCATACAAAGTGGTTCCCTTACCTTAAGACGGCAATGGCATTGATACTGATTGGAACTTTTTGGCAATCATTGGTGAGTTTGGACGAGGCGATAAATAAAACAAAAGTAGTTACCATAAACGATGCACCTTCCATATTAAGGAATTTAGGATTTTTGCTAAACTCATTCTTTTTCATTCACATATATAAAACAAAATGAATATATTTAAAAAAATATTTAGCTACATAGGAGGATTTTTTTCTTCCGAAAGCGGTAATTCAAGCAAGAGACTAGTAGGTATTACCGGTGCTTTTACTTTTTTTTACACGCTGTATGTAAACTCTAAATCAGAATCTCACATTGCTCCCGCTGAATCATTAGTGTGGGGTACTGTTGTAATGGTTCTAGTTTCGTTAGGCCTTACTACCGTAGAGTCTGTTGCTGAATTAATTAAATCATTTAAAAGCGAAAAAGAATGCCAAGAAAAGTAATTGTAACTGCCGGTCATAGCGACATAAAGGGTGGAGATAACGGAGCCTCAGCAAATGGATATGTTGAGGGGTTGTTGGCCATTGAGTTCAGGGATCTTATTATTAAAGAGATGGCTGCCTTGGGTGTGGTTGCTCACACTGACGATAATAAGAATGCCTTAAAACAAACTTTAGAGTGGCTTAAGGGCAAGTTCAGTAAGGACTCTATATTGGTCGATATTCATTGGAATGCAGGTGGTGGTACCGGAACTGAGGTTATAGTTCCTGAGGATTCTTCTTCTTTTGAAAGACAATTGTCCCAAAGAATCTTGGATAAAATTTGCTTGATTGGCGGATTTAAAAAGAGAGGGGTTAAGTCCGAAGCTGAGACCGCAAGAAAGAAATTAGGTTGGATGCGACCTACTGCTGAGACTGTTTTGATAGAAGTTTGTTTTATAGACAACAAGGTTGATATGGTTTCTTACGAGGCTAATAAAGTAAGACTAGCTACAGAGGTGGCAAAGGTTTTATTGGACTTTAGTAATATGTAGTATTATTAGAAATGTTTCGCTATTTTTGTAAAAAATATATTTATGTTAGATTTAAACAAACCAATTAAGGGATTAGACGGGAAGCAGATAGGTGAGCACACTTTGGGTAAGGCACTATCTGAACAACTTGCATTTGCCAATAAGGGCGATGCTTTGAAATTGTTTAATTGGGCACAGAAGCTTTACAATGGTGAAGCGTTAGACCTTGACAAGTCGGACGAAAATGTGCTAAAAGATTTTATTACTAATAACGAAAGCTTTACTATCTTAGTGAAGGCTCAGTTGTTGGAATTGTTTTAGAAACAGCGGAGTAAAATCCGCTTATTTTTTATTATGAGATATTTATTTATACTATTATTGTTTGCTTGCAATCCGGTAAAAAAGGTTATGAACGATCCTGCTAAATACAAGAAAGTTACTGACGCCTTTGTTTTGTCGGGCGGCTGTGCAAATGATACTGTTACAGTAGAAGTTGTTAAGGACACTGTAATATACAGGGATTCTGTTGTTAAGGAATTTTACAATGTTCCGTGCAAGGATTTTGATACTACCTTCGGTGATACTAGAATTTCTGTCAGTTCGGGGGTCCTAAGGTACGTGCATACTTGTCCAAAGTGCGATGTAAAGATTATAAAACAAACAAACACAATAGTAGACAGAACACTAGAGAAGGTTCTCAGAGCCTCTATAGTTACTAAGGATTCTATTATAAGTTCCTATATTAAAGTTATTGCCGAAAGGGATGCTACTATTTCTGAGCTAAAAAAGAAGAACAGGTGGATGACTATTAAGATGGGTGCCGCTTTTGCTTTGTTTATTGTGATATTGTTTAGAAAGTTTTTAATACGCCTGATATGAATATAAAGGAAGTTCACGATGTTATATTGTTCTATCTAAAGAAAGATCAGCAGGGGTTTGTTACTCACGCTGAGATAGATGAAGTATTAGATAGAAGTCAGATGGCGTTGTTTAATAAGTATCACTCTAACCCGGTTGTTTACACTGTACCGGGAAAGAAGGAAGGGTTTGGGTATGGAGATTCATTGAGGATGGACGAGGCTTTGGCTCCGTTTAAATCCAAGTACACTTTCTTGAACGTGGATACTCCTTCGGGAATTATAACACTTCCATCTAACCACATGCATATAATCTCATTGTACACTACTACCTACGTGCAATCATTGGCAAGAAATGTTTACAATGCTATACAGGTATTAAACGAGGAGGAGTTGATTGATAGGCTTAACAGTCAGGTTATTCCTGTTAGTATTGACGACCCTGTGGCGATATTAAATTCTAACAAGAAGATTCAGATGTTCCCGGAGCAGCCTGCGAGTGGAGCGGTTTTCTATTTTAGAAGACCGGCAGTGCCGAGGTTTGGGTACACTGTAAGCGGTAGAACTATTACTTATGTTTCTACTCAGTACGATGCGACTACTAATCCTAATGGGTCGCAGGAGTTAGAGTGGAATGAATTAGACAAGAACAATGTAATTATTGAGGCATTATCTTATTATGGAATTAATTTAATGTCTTCTGATATTGTGCAATTTGCTGAGAATAAAATAAATCAAGGACAATAATGACGACCCGCTACAAAATTTATGAACAAATTCAGAGGCTTTTGTCAGGCAATCCTATTATTAGTGGGCGTGTTCAAAAGAATGATATAAAGTTATTGATTGGGCAGGTGTCTAATAAGCTATTAAAGGCTGAGCACTTTTCTATTAATATGCCTGAGGGAGATAGTATTCCCCCGAACTGCATGATTTATACCTACGAGTCGGTTCCTGTAGTTTCTTATGGTACCGGCAAGAGTAAGTGTACGCTTCCTTCAATGCCGATTAACCTACCTAAGAATGTTGGCGTATTCCATATCTCTAAGACTAACGCATTGGACGAGCCTTTTGTTCCGATACCATCAGGGCTTTACGGTATCATAAAGCCGCAAAGTTTATTGGGACAATTAAGTGGATTGATAGGTTACGAGGTTTACGGGAGCACAGTTATATTTACTCAGGACCTTCCTGCAAATGGTGCTAATGCTGTATTTATGAGATTGGTTGGTGTTGATATTGAATCTGTTGATGACTACACTATCCTTCCGATAACAGCAGACATGGAAGCGGATATTGTTACTACTGTATATCAAATATTAGTTGGATTGCCTGTGGCAGATAAACAAACGAACGATTAATGAAAACATACACAATAGATAATATAGTTAGGCAAACCCTGACAGATCGGGGGTACACAATGCATTGGTATTTACAATTCCTTAATTACGCTATTAATGCACTAAGGGAGTTGAATTTTGATACATTGCAGAATGTGAAGAGTGTTAGGATGCCGGTAGATTCTATAGGTGCCTTAAAGCTTCCTTGTGACTACGTGGACTTTATTCGCATAGGTAACGAGCTTGGGGAATTTATTGACCCATACGTTCAGCGAGAAGCATTTAATAACATGTACAGATTTGACGAGAACGGAAATAAAACAAAGTACGATAATATAGATGCAGCTTCCGGGTACTTTCCGGCTAACTACGATGGATTATTTTACTCTAACTATGCCAATGATAAGGGCGAGTTGACCGGTAGGATATTTAATGGCCAACCTTCGCTAAGACATTCATTTAAAGTAATCAAAGAAAGAAACGAAATACAGTTGGATATTACCTTTGCTAAAAGCACGATAGCTTTGGATTATATAACTGACGGGACTAGTGTTGATGCTTCTAATGCAGTTCATCCTTACGCCATTAATACGATTAAGGCTTTCATAGTATGGCAAATGAAAGAGCATAATAGGTATTATAATTTATCGGAAAGAGAAACTAGCAAGAACATTTACTACAACGAATTAAGAATACTCAGAGGTAGATTAAATTCTATGGATGATGTTGATATTAGAAGAAGCCTTGCAGTGGCTTATGGTCCTACAATTAAAATGGCATAATGGCAATAACAAAAAAAATATTATTAGGTGGTATTAACTCTGACGATGTAGAGCATATTATAGATACGAAAGATTATCTTAATGCGCTTAATATGAGATTTATTACCAACGAGAACGGCAAGGCCGGTAAGATGTCTGCTGTAGAAGGTACCGTTATGAAGAATGCTTTGTTCAACGGGGCTACTACTATTCCATTTGTACTACCTGCCGGGACCAATACTACCATTGGTGTTGTTGAGGATTTCAGAAGAAACAGAGTAATATTTTTCAATAAGAACTCTAATAATAACAACGGCATATACTGCTACGATTATTTAGCAAATGTTGTTTATAAGGTTGTTGACTACTCTCAGGTTGTTGGAGGCTTGGAGTTCGGGAGTGATATACATTCGTGTGCAATTATGGGCGATGTGGTGTATTGGACTGATGGTGATACGCCTCAGAAAAAAATAAACATAGAAGCAGGTATTAAGGGTAATCATCCTTCTTACGTTTCCGATTATGCTGCATATACTTTCCCTATGGCGGCTAGTGTATTGGGTTTAGTTAGGAACCAACCTGCATACCCTTTATTGGCATCTAAGTCGAATGACGCTGCGTACTTAAATAATTTTATTAAAAACGAAGCATTTCAGTTTTGCTACAGATTTGTTTACAGGGATTTTGAAGTAAGTACGTTTTCTCCTTTATCTATTTTGCTCAACTACAATCTAAGTGAAAGCAATCTAAATAGAATAGAAATAAATATACCTACTGCTCAAAAAATACAACAAGACGTAATACGAATAGAGATAGCGGTTAAATACGTTTACGGTAATAAATACAGTATTGTAAAGGTTTGGGATTATTTAAAGGATGCAACTGCTATAGCTAATCATAATTCAGGAACCGCTACTGCGTTAAGGTATTATTTTTATAACGACACTATCGGGGTATCTGTAGATGATGCAACTGCTACCAAGCCATTTGACTCTATACCGTTATTATCTGAGACTTTGGAAATAGCTAAGGATAGATTATTCTTAGGAAATAATACTGATGGATACGCTTCTCCTTCTACTACTTCCCTTTCCAATAGCTTGAACACAACGTCAGGAACTACTCCTACGGGGCAGTGGTATCAGATTCAGTATTACAAAATATCTGACCCTACTGCTTACTATGCTTACGTTTTAAAAATAACTAATATTCTTGCGGAAGGATATTATATACCCTCTATAGGAGGTCCATTTGAAAATACTCCGCTACCTACTAGTGTGGACTTTAATACTTATATTAGAATTGCTACTGATGAAGATAGCCTTAGGAATTATGTAGATGGTGGTCTTGGTGGTATTAAAGCTACTGCGGTAATATCTGTAACACCTTACACTGCTACGATTACAAATGCCCCGTCATCATCGGGATTGGTAGGCAAGACAGTATTTAAGAGCGATTCTTATTATAAATTAGGCGTAGTTTTCTACGATGAAGCGGGAAGAAAATGCGGCGTTGTGACTAACGATACTGCTAGTACTAAGGCTGTAATACCTGATAGAAATTATGCTTCTATTACTTATACAGAGAGTGTAAATTGGACATTATCTAACGCATCCTCTGCTATAGAAATTCCTGATTGGGCTAGGTATTACGGAATAGTAATGACTAAGTGTTTGAGAACTAATTTCTTTATGCAGGCACGGGCTGATTATGTTGGGTATATTTCTAAGGATTCTACTACCGGAGAGTTTCAAGCGCCGGTAACTTCTTATAGTGCTACTGCTTATGGGATAGTAGTACAGGCTAAGAGTCTTAATAGTTTTGGGATAGGGTATGCTTACCAAGCAGGAGATATTTTAAAATTGTATAAGTCGGGCGTTACTACCGCTCCATTATCACTTGCTGTTAAAGGAACTTACTCCGACTATGTTATTGTAGAACTTAAGGATATAGGATTAACGGGATCTACAAATTACTTCTACGAGTTATATACCCCGTACACTTTAAGTTTTAACGAGTATTATTACGAAACCGGGAATACTTATTTGGTGAATAATCCGGGAACTCCTAGTAGGTCTTATAGTTCGTTAACCGGAACTATAACCGGTGACGTGACTATTCTTCAAAGAAACACTTCTTATTTAGTTGAGGCGATGTCTCCTAATGATACTTATTGGAAGAATTGGATAACTAATGCGGGAAGAGTTAACATTGTAAACGCAGGGAAACAGACTAAAAAAAGAACGTCTGTCTATTTTAGTGATGTTAGGATACTTGGTACAGAGTCAAACGGACTAAGTTCTTTTGACGCCCTGAATCAATACGAATTACCTTACGAATTATCGGCCGTTAGAAAGCTTCAATTAGTAAACAAAGTAGAAACGGAAGGTACTTTAATGTTGGCTATAGGAGAGAACGAAACCGCTGTTATGTACTTGGGCGAGACTCAGGTGTTTGACAATACCGGGTCTTCATTCTTAGCTAAGAGTTCGGGGGTGATAGGTAATGTAAATGTTCTTAGGGGAAGTTACGGAACTATAAATCCTGAGAGTGTTTGCAGGTTTGCCGGAAGTGTTTATTGGTTTGATGCTAATAAGGGCTGCATGGTAGCCTTTAACGAAAGCGGGTTGAATAATATTTCTGACATGAAAATGTTTAACCATTGGAAGAAGGTGGGCCAAGATATTTTAGCTAACGGTAAAAAGATATACGGAGGAATAGATCCTTACAACGGTGAAGTGCTAATGTATGCGCCTTACAAATCAGTTATACCTGTAGGGATTATATTGAGCGATACTATTGTTAGTAGTACTAATCATTCGTACTCGGCCGGAAGCGGGTCAATAACACTGACATTAACTTCTGATTGCACTTATACTATATCTTCTACCAACAACGTTACCGTAACTTATGCCGGGGAAACTATTACAAATGCCGGCAGTTCGGGGGTGTTCGTGGCAAGAACAGGAATAAACAACATATCTGTAACTGCTGCTGCTTCCGGGACTATAACATTGAATTTAATACAAGAATCTATATACGATACGTATAACGCATTAGACGCAACATGGGGTTATTCTATTGCTAATAACAGATGGGAAACTAAATACAGCTTTAAGCCTGATTGGATGAACATGGTTGGCAATAGGTTGATTAGTTTTTATAATGGCATTCCGTACATACACAACGGACCGATAAATAACTTCTACGGCAGGGTGTACGACAGTGCTGTAGCTGTGGTTCATAGCGAAGGAGGTAATTCTATTAAGGTTTACAAGTACCTATCAGTAGAGGGCGATACTCCCGACTACGTTCATATTAGGACCGAGATACCTTACGTACAAAGCACTGACATATTAAAAGATGAATTTGTTATAAGGGAAGGCGTTAATTACGCTGCAATTAAAAGGGACAGATTATCACCAAACGTTACCGGTACTTATGATAGCAAGATGTTTACCGGTGATCAAATGAGAGGTGAGGTGGCTAAGATTATGATTGTGTACAAGGCGCCTACAACCAAGAAGTCAATTAAGTTTATAGATATAGACTTCGATTTATCAATAGGACAAACAGTGTAAAATTCACTGTTAAAGTATATTATTTTGTTATTTTTGTAAAAATTATTATTATGCCATTACCACTTATATTTGCAGCGGCAGGAGCGGCAAGTAGTTTATTTGGAGCAGCAAAGGGTATTCAAGCCGGGAATCAAATGAAGAGACTTGCCGAGCAAGTTCCTACTAGAGAAAGGTCTCAATACGTGGGCCAACAATTAGGTACCGCTCAGATGGAGGTTAACGCCAATCCTTTTTTATCTGCTCAAAATAGAGCTACTCTTGGAAGACAAGCTAATATGATGGCAGGTGCTCAAAAGAATGTTACCGACCCGTCACAATTACTAGCCTTAACTTCTGCGTATGGTGCTCAGGCTTCTGAGGATGCATTTAGAAACGATCAGGCCAATCAGCAAATGAGGATGCAAAAGCTTCAAGATTTATACAACGCTCAGAGATTAGGTTATACAGAAGACCAAGCAATGTACAACGATAAGATGACTGCCTTTAATTCTAGGGCTAACTTAATGTCTGCCGGAAATCAATCTATTACAGGAGGACTTCAAAACTTAGGTAAGACATTGGTTTCTGCCGGTGGATTAAAATTTTAAAAAATAAACTATGGCGCAGGAAACTAGAGTAAACCCAATACAATATTCCGACATGGCCGCATCGGCTCTTGATAACTTGGCTGCATTACAGCAGAGAAGAGAGGAGACTGATAGTGCCGCTGAGCTTGCTAGGTATAAACTTAGAGAGGCAGAGAACTTACGTGTAAGACAAGAGGCTCAGAAAAAGAAAGAGGATATTGACAAAGAGTATTTAGGCTACTTTGATATACCGGGAACCATGAAGGGGCTTAGTCAGCAGAAAACCACAGAATTATTAGGGGCTATTACTGCATTTAAAGGAAGCGATCAGGAAAAAGCGGCGCAAGCTAAGTCGGTTATAGAAGGAATATACAGAGGAAAACAAATAGAAAACTCTGTTAATGAGGCTATAGAAAAGGGTGTGTCGTTGTTGCCGGAAGATCAGAAAAAGGGCATTAACGTACAGGCCTTGAAGAACATGGCGATACAGGATGCGTTTTATACTAGAGACGCCAATGGTCAATTAGTTAGAAAAGATTTAGGTCAGATGGACCCTACGGTAGATTACGTGTCGAATATATTGGGGTCTAATAAAGCATTAAAAATATACGACCCATCATCGGGCCATAACGACTTAGTTAAGTTCTTAAAGGACGTTCCATCTGAAACAGAAAATTTAAAAGTAAAAACAAGAGTAGGTAATAGCGTTAAATCAGAAATGAATAATGTTACTTATCCTAAATTGTTTTATACGTACAACCCTAAGACGGAAGAGGTTAAGTTGAATACTGATGAGAACGGGTACATAGCTGATAACATATACAAACAAGCTACTACTGTTAAAAATATTGACAGGCTATTAGAAAGCAGAACCGATAATTTGATTAATGACTATAATAGCGCTCAGGCTAATAAGCAAAACTTAGGTGTATTTTATTCTAAGTATGGTATTAAGCCAATGGAGGACGGTCAGTTGATAGACCCTGAAAGCCCGGAGTCTAGGGACTTGATTAAGAAGGCGATACTTACAGACTACGTGAAGAATAATACCGGAGTTAAACAGGCTGAGTCTTCTGAAAAAACTACCATTATTAATACCGGCGGTGGGTCGGGTGGTGGAACAGGCGGCGGAGCGGGTAGTGATGTTGGATTTAGAGACGTTTACAGCAAATTAGAAAGAGCTTTTGAATCCGCTTTACCTACTAATGAGGTTACTACAAAAAAGGTGGACGGCAAGGTTACTAAAACAAGAAAAGAAGTTGGAAGAAATATTAATTCTTTAGGGTCCGAGTTGCAGCCTTATTTGATTGACATGGCTAATAAAATAAACCCTTCAACAGAAGAGGGGGGGAAATACACCCAAGACAACTTGATAATTAGTAAGCAGGGTGGTTCTTATAAACTATACGAATGGAAGCCTGACACTAAGAGTTTAGGTAAGTTAATTACTTCTATAGACCCTGAGACAATACAAGCGAAAGGTAACAAAGAATTAGGCACTAAATCAGTAAGAAAAGCCTTATCTTCGGGGCCTGCCGGTTCGGGGCTAAAAAAGTACACGCCTGATGAGATAGCAGAAAGAAGAAGAAGACTAGGATTACCACAATAAAAACAAACATAATGCCGGATAAAATCAAGGATTTTTTTAAAGCAGAGATAGCACCTACAGGTTTATTTAAAAGTGAAGACGAGTTTAGAACTTATATTTCAGATCCAAAGAATGCAAGTAGCTTCTATGAGTCGGAAGTAAAGCCGGTTGGACTTTTCAAGGATGCAGAAGAGTTTAATAGTTTTTTAGGTTTAAAAAAAAACGATGGTTTGGTTTCTCCTACACAAAATCAGCAAGAGGTTTTACCATCAAATTTGGCGCCTACACAATCAAGTGTACAAAATCCAAGAATAGAGCCAAGTCAAGAAGAAGATCTTAGCTTGCTTTCTGTTGATGAGCTTTCTAAAAGATACAATAAATCAAAGGAAACTATTAACGCATACAAGGAGCAAGTAGATAAATTTAAGCAAGAAGGAGAGAAAGGTCAGGTTAGGTTAAGTGGTGTTGCTAATTTGTATAATTACGAAAACAACAACCTAAAGAATATTGCTGATGCGTACAATCAAAAGATACAGCAGAAAGCACCTAAGACCCCCGAACCGGCACCTCAGGCACCTACGCTTTTAGCTAAAGTTCGGGAGTACCAAAAGATTGCCAATGCTCCTGTAACTAAGGATTACGAGTTGAACTCTATGGGCGACTTGGATGAGGTTGATAATCCGGCTAGTTTAAAATCTAAGGAGAACGCTAAGGTTGAGTACGACAAATTAATAAAAGAATACGCTACTACTACAGGAATATCTGAGGATGATTTAAAGCAGACCTTGAATGATTTCCCTAAGATAAGTGAAGACCAAAAGTTAGTTGATTATACTAAGCAAAGATTAGAAAACCCTGCTGCCTATAAAAGACAAAAGGCCGCTTCTAGTTGGAGTAATGGGCTGAATGATGCGCTTGTTGATTACAATCAAAAGGCAATCGCTGAAAATAAAAAGCCTCCTATTGGTAATCCTGTTAGGTTTGCTAATCAAAAAAGAGAAGACCTTAAGGTTATATTAAAAGGAGCTAATCCTTATTCTCAGTTTATTAATTTTACTGAAAATCTTAGAAAAGAAATAAGCTATTTGCCAAACGAGGTGGTAAATGGTATTATGAAAAATGTAGCAATAGAAGGCCAAGGTATATTGGAAGGCGCTCCCGATAAGGACCAATATATAAGTAGCGACCCTAAAAGTAAAAATCTTAATAAGTATCAGGTAAGTTGGTTGAATAGTATTAAAATATCCGACCCTGATTTATACAAAAACAGAACTAGGTTATTGTCGGTACCAATGTCTAAGCTAGAGGAGCAATCATCTGCTAAAAACGAGTTTAGTTCTTTAAGTCCAACGTCTGCTATTGGCGCAAGTAAAGCTGCATCTGCCGCAAGAAATCAAAGATTAGCTAGTGAGAGAGTTCAGTTAGAAGCTGAGGAGGGTGGTATTAGTATGGCAAAAGAAGATAAGACTGAAAAGTTAGACGACTTGATAAGAAAGTCTAAAACTACAGGTATTACTCAGCAGGAGAAAGAAGTGGCCGATCAGTTGATTGTTGATTTGAATCAATTAGACAAAGACTCTAAGGCGTTAAATGAAAAATACCCATTAGCTACCAAGGATAGAGACGATCAGTTATTATTCTCGGCTACCGGTGGTGAATTAAATAGAGCGGAAAGGTTTGCAGCAAAAACAGTTAAAGGATTTGATAATGCTCTTGGATTTATTTCCGATATAATATCAACCCCTTTCATGTCAAAGGAGCAAAGAGTTATTCAGGATTTGGACGAGCTCGGGGGAAAAAGAAGATTTGAAACTAAAACAGCAAGAAAGCAGGATGACATTGTTGTAGGCAACTATACTATCAATGCGACTCCTGAGTTTTTAAAATACATAGAAGAAGTAGACAACGACAAGTCTTTGACGTTTGAGCAAAAGCAACAAAAGAAAAGAGACAAATACAGAGAGGATCCGTACCTAATAACAATTAAGCGAAACGATAATGCGGGTGATTTGTTATTTACTAGCGAAACTGTATTGAATGCCGTAGAGGATTTTGGGTCGCAAATATTACCGCAACTTGGATTGAGTGCGATTACCGGAGGTGGTGCTGCTATATCTAAGCTAAGAAGTCTTTCTACTTTATTTGGAACTACATTTGCTTCGGGATACAAAGACAATTATTTATCTGCCGTAGAAGAAGGGGACGCTGCGCCATCTACAACTGCATTTAGGAATACCTCAATTGACGCCTTGTACGAATTGATTGGTGATGACTTAGCAATGGTTAAGAAGGTATTTGGTAAAGCGAGTGGATCTATAGGTAAGCTAGTAAATAGTATTGACGAGGCGGAGTGGAATAAAATATTGTCTAAAAAAACAGGAGCATTTAGAGCGGTAAAAAACGTAGCTAAATCTTTTGGCAAGGACGTGTTACTTGAAGGAGCAAAAGAAGCTACCGGTGAGGCTGCTGCCGCAGGTACTACTTCTTATTTAGATAATAAGGAAGCTTACGAGCCAATGAAGACTGCATTTGTAAATACATTTGTAGGCTCTGTTGCCACAATGGGATTGGGTACCGTGTTTAATTACAAGAATATTACAAGAGCAGAGAAGTACGCAATGTACGCTGCCGGTGCAAATTCTTCTGCTTACTTGGCCGATATAGATGAAAGCTTAAAGAACGGTACAATTACCGAAGACGAGGCTAATAAGAGAAGGCAAGTTATTCAATCAATGTCAAACATTGTTAATGAAATGCCTAAAGTAGATGGTATGTCGGACAATGAAGTAGTTGACTTTGCCTTTAACAAATACATTCAAGAGCAGGCGGGTAAGGCTGAAAAGGTTATACCTGATAACGCCAAGGTAAAGGAGTTGGTTCAAAATTTAAATAACGAAAATAATAATATAATCAATGCCGCTACAGAAAGCACACAACAAGCAGGGTCTACAGAAAGCAATATCGGCCAACCTACGGGAACTTTACAAGGACAACAAGAAGTTGGAGAAGGGCAACAAGGGGAAGCCACGCAGCAAGGCGCAAATGTTAGCGATAGCAATATCGTCAGCGAAGGGGAATTAACTCCTGAGCAAAAGAAGGAAAGAATTAAATCAAAGTTTGATTTTGTATCTGAAAATGATTTTGTACCTGAGGCGTTTACTAAAGAAGAAGACGCTCAGTATAGAGATTCTCTTGCTCCGTCAAGGTTTAAGACAGAAAAAGAACTGACTGATTTTCTTGAAAATAATGAGTACGCAATGTTGACCGGTCAGAATCCTGATGTGGTATCATTATCTAAAGGCGCAAACGCACAGTTAAACGATAAGGCTAAGCAATGGTTGGCAGATCGGGGGTTAACTGCTGAGCCTATATTTGGAAGGTACGATGGATCGGAAAGGTCGTTCTTGGTTCCTAATATGACTAAAGAACAGGCATTAGAGTTTTCTAATGATTTCCTGCAACAGTCCGTAGCTCATAGCGAAGGCCTTGTGTATAAGGATGGAACTATTAGAAAAAGAGTAGAAGGATATAGTTTAGAACCTAGGTTTGATGCTGACGGAAACAATTACTCTACATTAAAAATAGGCGATAAAAAGGTAGACTTTTCTATAAATTATGATTGGGTTAGTCCTGTATCTAAAATGGAGGCGCCTAAGCCATTGCCTGCAAAAAACCAAAAGTCTACGGAAATAGCTACCGAATTATCAAGGGAATTAACAGGTCCGAGTGATATGATTGAATCAGTTAGTCAATCACTTAAGGCTACCGGTATTAATACGGTTCAGTTATCAGGTGAAGAGTTTGCCGCAAGGGCTGCTAAGGATGGCGCTCAGGCTGACAGTATGGGTTACTTTGACGATCAAGCCAAGGAGTTTGTTTTGAATAAAGATAAGGCTGATAAAGCTACGGTAATTCACGAAGGTGCTCATCCGGTAATGAATATTATCTACAATACCAATAGGCCATTGTACGACAAGGTTGTTTCCGGAATGAAGCAGGCTGCTGCTAAGAATGCAGGTGTTCAGTCAGCCATCGAGTTCGGGGGGCAATACGAAATGCAGGAAGGAGAAACAAAGGAGCAAGCGCAAGCCCGGATGGATAACGAAGCACTAGTGGAAACATTAGCTAAGATAGAAGATGGAGAGATAGACTTGGACGAATTACCAAAATCATTTAAGCAATCCTTAATTGACATGGTGAACTCCGTGGCCAAGTTTTTTGGATTTGATCAGGTACTTGATGATACTGACGTTGCTGCGTTCAAGAAATTAGTCGGACAGGTTTACGATGCACTAACTACCGGGGAGGATATCTCTAGTATTGTTGGCGTAGAAAATGTAACCAAGTTTGAGAATAAGATAGGGGAAGGGGTTCAAGAAAGAAGCTCGTTTGTTAATACCGATAAACTAAATTTATCAACAGACAAAAGAGGTAATGTAAAAATTGAATTAAAGAAAGTTCAGCCTACATCTGAATTAATGAGCGAATACAATAATGCAAGAAACGAAGCATTTAAAATAAGCGATAGAGCTGAGGAGCAGTACGACAAAGGGAATGATAAGGAAGGGGATGCATTAATGATTGAATACAAGAAAGCTAGAAAGGACGCAGAAAGATTAATAAAGGGAACAACTGCATCTACAAGTTCTAGTATAGAGTTGCAAGACGTATTGCCTAAAGAATTTATAGATAAGTATCCTTCTTTAAGTGATATAAAAATAAAATCATCTGACGTTTCTTTTGGCAATAGAGGTAATTACAATAAAGAAACTAATACTATTAATGTCATAACTAAAGGAGAAAACTTTGAGCATACATTGTCTCACGAAATAGGTCATTTGTTGTGGGATAAAATATTGACTGATAATCAGAAGAAGTTATTTTCAGACAACAATCCTGTAACAGAGCATGGCAAAAAAGTCTTAGATAATAAAGAAACAAATTATCAGGAATCTTATGGCGGGAAAAATATACATAATGAGGAGGATTTTGCAGAATTATTCGCAGATAATAATGGAAGTTTAGATGATGCAATTAAAGCTAAGAAAAACCAATCCGCCACTTCTAAGAAGGTTCAAGAAAGAAAAACAGAATTACCTGAGAAGCAAGCAAGACAAATGACCGAGGATGGTAAAGGCAACTACGTATTCTACCACTACTCAGGTAAAAATATTAATACAATTGATCCTAACAAGTTCGGGAGTAACCTAGCTACAGGAAGAGACGAGAAGCCGGGAGTTGGAATATCAATGTATTACACAAAGAAGGACACATCAGAGCCGGGAGTTCCAAGTAATTTTGGTTATGTAGTTAGAGTTCCAAAAGATAAGGTTTATTCTTTTAACGATGATCCGTTGAATTTATTGCCTGCCGCTGAGAAGTTATTTAAAAAGCAATATCCTAATCAGGCGTTTGACCCTAACAAGCAAATAGGTTTCTTAACAAAAGTAGCTAACAGTAAAGGATACAAGATGACTGTAGCTAATTGGAATATAAAAGGATCCTTTGCATTAAGAGCACAAACTACAGAAGCATTAAAGCCTGAGAAGTACACAAGAATAAAGCCGGGTACGTTAAACCAAACAGAGGTTTTATCTCCCGAGCTTGACAAATTAAAGCCTAATTCTAAGAAGCGAGTTCAGCAAAGAGTTGATACATTAAGTGACGTAGAGAGAAAGCAGAAACAATTAGAAATAATTAATAAGGAGAATCCGGCACCAAATGACTATAATACATGGATTAGAAAAGTAGAAGATATAAAAACAGCAGAAGAGGCATTTAAATCATCAGAAAAAGAAGGAGCTATGTATCCTGATTTTACCGAAAAGGATATGAAAGATGCTTTAAGTAGCGGGGAAGTAACTGTATATTCAAGTCAGCCTATAAAAGAAGGAGTTTTCGTTTCTCCGTCAAAAATAAATGCACAAGAATATGCAGGTGGCAAAACCGGCAAGCTGTATTCTGAGAAGGTGAAGCTAGAAGATGTTGCATGGATTGATGAAGGCGAAGGGCAGTTTGCATCAACTAAAGCAATAGAAGGCCTTTTAGGTAAGCCTAAGAAAGTTCAGCAAAGAAAGTCTGCTGTTGAAAAAACAAAAGAATTTAAGTTAGCTGCGTTTGTAATTAGAAAGAAATCAGAAGGCGCCTCTGTATTAGAATTAGCTACGGGTATAGCTTCTGTTATGCCGGGCATGTCGCCTGTTGAAATCAACAACTTGATTAACGATCCTCAGCAGTACATAAGAGACAAGTTTAGCTACCTAAGCTCTCTTCTTCAAGAAAACTTAATAGCTAGAGCCGGAGGTCAAAACATTTACGCAAACATACCTACTAAAAAAAGTGGAGCATTTTCTGCACTATCAGTAGACATATCTAGCATTGAAAACTACTTGTCTTCTAAAAAGAAAGGAAGAATTGATAAAGCGGTAAAATTCTTAGGCGATGTAAAAACTCAATGGTTTAGTGCTGCTAAAGGAGCTCCTAATTGGGTGCTTGCTTTGAGGGATATTTCTTCCGGAACTAGAAACTTAGAAATAGATGTAGCTGTTAATACTACTAAGAAATTAAAGAAGACGGCTAATAGTATTAAATTTAATGATTGGGATGCGTTTACTAAGGCAATCAAATCACTATCAGTTAACGCTACTCCTCAGCAGAACAGCTTGCAGGTAGTTCCGCCTGAAATACTAGCATTGCCTCAGGAAATACAGCCGTTTGTGTACGAGATGAGAGATCAGATAGATGGACTTACCAAGGACCTTGTTGCGTCAGGGTACGTTACGCCCGATCAGGCCGTTGCGCTTGAATCAAATATTGGTCAGTACGTAAACAGAGCGTATAGATTGTTTAATGAAAAAGGATATAAGCCATCTAAGGAAGACATAGCTAATGCAATGAAATATTATTCCGATATTTATATTGACGAGTTAGCAAATAAGAATGCGGGAGTATTAACCTACGATCAGGTAAAGCAGAAAGCTATAGAGATGGCCGACATGGAAGTAAAGGATATTTTAAACAAAAAAGTAACTCCTTACTTTAAGTCAGGCGATTCTAGGAATGTTGATATACTTAAAAAGAAGGAAGATATTCCGGAGCCAATTAGAAAGTTAATGGGTGAGTACACCGATCCGGGAACTGTATTTGTGATGACTGTTGCTAAGCAAGCTGCTTTAAGGTCTGCTAGTCAATTATTAACCGGCCTTAGAGATAGAGGCATGGGGTCTGTATTCTTTGAGGAGAATGACCCTGAAAGGCCCGATACTCATAGCGAACGAATAGTAGCAGAAGGTACTGAAACTAAGAATCCATTAGGAGGACTTTACACGACTCCTGAGATGGCCGCTCAGTTACAGGGTATAGCTAAAACTACAAACCAAGTTTTAGATGTATGGATGAAATTAGTTGGTACTGTTAGATGGGGAAAGACTGTTGGATCCGTGGTTACTCAGGTTAAAAACTTTGAAAGTAACGTTGGATTTGCGGTAATGAATGGATTAATATTTACCGGTAAGTCGGGGCAGGGATTAAAAGGAGCTGCTAGTTATTATGGCGGAAGAATAAGTGGAAGAGAGTTGGATGAATTAACAGCTAAGGTGGTTAGCTTAGGACTTGTTGGCCAAGGCGTTAACGCAATGGAGCTTAAAAAAATGCTCGGTTCGGGGGACGTACATGACATAGCTGTAGATTTAGCAGTAAATGGAAGATCTAATTACGCTAAAGCAAGAAACTTTGTATCAGCGCCAATAAGAGCAGCTAATAAGTTTTATCAATTAAGTGATGACTTTTGGAAAGTTTACGCTTACATGAACGAAAGGCACTTAATAGCTAAGGCGATGTTCGGAAAATCATACGACAAACTAACAGAAGATCAGCAAGTTGATGTGGACATAGAATCGTCCGAAAGAGTTAAGAGCACATGGCCAACCTACGACCGTGTATGGGAGGGTGCTAAATACTTGTCAGAAAGAGTTCCACTAATAGGTAACTTTATTTCCTTCCAAGCTGAATCAGTGAGAGTGTTATCAAATACTGTTAAAATAGCCTTAAAGGATATTAAATCAGGCGACCCGGGCTTTCAAGCGTTAGGGTACAGAAGGCTCTTTGGAATAGCTTCTTACCTATCAATAAGAGCAGGATTAACTTACGCTGCCGCTACCTCAGCAGGTATGGCTGTTGCAGGATTGTTAGGAATTATTACAGGGGATGATGAAGAAAAGGAAAAGCTAAAGGGGATTAAGGACGCCTTACCTCAGTTCATGAAGACCGGGGACTTGTTAGTAATCAAAGGCGATAAGCCGGGAGTATTCACTGTTTACAATATGTCTTCCATAGACCCTTACAACGTAATGTTTAATACAATGAATGCACTGACAGAGGGCAGGGAAGGAATGGATGCAGGTCCGGCTGCTGCGGTTACTGAGTTCTTTAATGGATTCATGGAGCCCGAAATGACTTACGAGACTGTATCAAGCTTATTAAGTAATAGAAGCTTAAAAACAGGCGATAAGATTTACTTAGATGCAGACAATCCGGGTGACAAGATTCTTAAAGGAGCCAAGTACGTATGGGATAATTTAGAGCCATCGTCAGTTTCATTGGTGAATAGATTAATGGAGAAGGAAAATAAGGGAGCAGAAGTTTCCGCTGTATTCGGAGCAAGACCTTACGATGTAGACTTGAACAGGTCGTTTAGAATATTATTATCCACTACTACTCAGGATTTAGAAACTATAAATAAGCAGTACGGAGCGATAAAGAAAAGCGAAACAGCTACAGCCGAAGAGAAGAAAGCGGCAGAGAAGGAGGCAGAAGAAAAGATTGCCTATTACTCAGAAAGAATAGGCAATACTTATAAAAGATTCTTATTATTAGGTGCTAGCAAGGAAGAGCTAGACAATATAGTTAAAGAGAAGAGAGCTGTTAAATCAACCGGATGGAGTAAGCAATTAAAGAAATCCATCATATCAGGCAAGATTAACAAGGACGACTTTTTAAAGTAGACTCTTAGCGTAACGCTCTATCTCTAGTCTACCCTCTACGGTAAGGTTGCTCATTATCCGGGCAACCTCATCGTAGATTAATGTATCATCAAACTCTTTGTCCCTTACATCGGTTAGCGATCTCGGCACCCTTAAGTCAAGGGCGGTTTTGATATAGTCTATTTTCTTCCCTAATGGCCTGATAACATCGTTCTTTGCTCCAACGTGGAAGTCTCGGTCTGCTATTAGACTATCACAATACATCTTAGCATTCTTGATGCTTTTGTACATTAAGCACATTGTTTCGCTCTGCGTGTTCGTTAGTTTTATCATTAATTTCGTTTTCTAATTTTACTAATATTTGCCCTATTACTATCCCTATCTTAAGGGTATCACCTTCTTCAATAGCCCTAGATAGCGATACGTGTATGTTCTTAAGTAGGTCAATCATAACTTGTCGTTTAATAATTTTAATACATCATTTTTTTCAATCCACTCCCTAATCAATAGGGAGTCCTCGTGTACGTACGAGTCTTCATCCCAAGTAAATTGCACTATAGCGTTGCGCTTGATTTTTTCTGTACCAAACTCGTGAGTAAAACTCTCGTCCACCTCTTCTACCTCACCGTAGAATGTGACGTACAGGTCTTCTGTTATTTCAACTTCAATTTCCATATTGCTATTGTTTGAATATAATTATTATTATTTGAAGCCTTTAATTGTACTGTAAGATATTTTATTGGTAAACAGTGTGTAGTTCTTGTATTATTATTAATAAGGTTCTTCCATACCTCAATAAAATGTGTTGGATTATTCATGGGTAAATGTTTGGTTATAATATTTCAATTTCAGATTTTAAAAACTCTTGTTTAGATAATTCCATTCCCGAATTAAATTTAGTATTAAAAGAAATTTCCGCTAACTTTTCAGATGGTATTAGTTGTTGTTTAATTAAATCATAAACATTTAATATTGCTTTACTATCTGAAGATTTTAAAATACCATCTAATCCTTTAACAACATTTATTTGAGTTTCTATCCATTCATTACTAATAAGTGAATAGTCTTGTAGTTTAATTTTCATATATTATTTCTTTTTAAATTTATTACACCATTCAATAAATAATTCTTCATTAGTTCTTTCTTTACCTGAAATTTGATTAACCTCTAAGTAGACCCATATTGCAAAATCAATCATATCTTTTTTAGTAAACATTCTTCCTTCCATCCATTTAGCGCCTTCAATAAACTCATTTCTTAATTCAGAGTCTTTTTCAGACATACTTCTTGGATATTTTTCAAAGGCAAGTTCTTCTATTGTTTCTTTAGGTATAAACTGTCTATAACAAGTTATTTCATTACAACCCTTCATTTGTTCTCTTAGTGTTTTATCGCAAAAATTACAAATCTCTTGTTCAGATTTTTCGATTAGGACTTTAACAAAACACCCACAATCATGTCCCGGACTATCCAAAAAACAACCGTTTCCATTATTGCCATTACATTCGCCGATGTATTTTTGTTTAGATTCTTCTTGTGGGATGATGATTTTATAAGGTTTGATAAATCTCATTTTTGGATACGGTACAGTATCATCCTGTTCTTTTTCCAATGTTGCAACCTCACAACTACTGTTCTTTACAAACCACTCTGCAAATGTATTATCAATAGCTTGTACTCCGCTAACTATTAAATCTTCGTCTGTTGTCAGGATGACTTTTTTACAATATTCTGCACCAATGGCCATGCCACCACTATTAGTGACATAGTATATAGTTTTTGAATTTTTTGTATGGCATCTATGTAAATAACCCCCTGTAGTGATGAACCATTCTCCTTCTTTAATTTCTAAATCAGCAGTAATATAGATGTGTTGGTTAATTGTATGACCACCTGAATTTTGCAAGATGCTATCTAAGTGTAATTTACCGTTATTAGAGTATAACCTACTTGGTTTATCTGTAGGGATTAAGTGAATATTTTTCATCTGTGAATTTTTTTGAATTTATAATGAGTGTATATACTAGATCCGCAGGCCTGAGTCTCGGATGGTGTTCTACAGGACTGTAAATATACAAGTAGAATAATTGCAATCAAAATCTTTTTCATGTTTTTTTTGTTTCGCAGTATTGTAATACCCCGCAATGCGGGGATATGTGAGTTATAAGAAATAGCTACGTTTAGTAGTTTTCAAGATAATCTCTAACTTCTTCCCAATAATCTTTTCCTAAAAACATACCAAAAGGATTAATTGATTTTATAATCTCATCAACTGCTATTAATGCACATAATACTGCATCCTCATCAGTTATTTTTATATTTCTTTTGTTAAATAAATCATCCTTTATTTTATTTACAATTTGCTTAGCTTTTTCTTTTGCATCCATAATTACTATTTGTGTTTATATCCGCTACTTCTTATAACAGCAATTTGTATAAAAGGCTTGTTTAGTGTATGTCGGATAGTTTTGTTGATATTCTTTTTTATTTGTTGTGTTTTAGCTTAATTCACGCCACTTATACAAGTTGCAAAACGTTATAAGCAAGTGCTACATTTCGTTTCCAAATAAAGTTCCTACCCATAAGTCTTTTTCTTTTCTTTTTTCTTCCACTTCTTTTTTTGATTTCCCACTGTTAGTAGTTAATAACTCCATAAACATATCATAATTTTCATTATGATTATTTTCGCCATATTTTATTTTAACCACTAAATCGTGCTTAATTTGGTCTATCTTAGGGTAAGGTAGGGTTTCAACAATCAAATCCGAAATACATTTTTTGTCAAAAAAATAGAAATATCTATACTGTCCTCCAAAAACTTTGTATAATGGTGTTCCATAAATACCTTCTAATACACGTCTTTCTATTGTTTTATGTTTATGCCACAAAGAAACACTGTGCAATCTTTCACCATCTTTTGTGTACCAAACTCCGCCATCTTTTCTAAATCCAGTATAAATAAAATTACTTGCTTGGTATATAGTGCCGTTTTTGTTCATCATACCGTCTGCAAATGAAATAACCCATTTAAGTTTAGGGTTTAATTTTTTTACCATTTTTAATGACTTTGCGATAACATAGCTTTCAGAATTAAACCCTAATTTATCATCAAGCCACAACCTGTTTAGTTCTAAAAATTCATCTTGTTTAGTGTTTTTTACCCACTGTGCTGTTTTTTTAGGCATTATCCCAAACCCATATTGAGCAACTCCTAATAAATCACTGCTGTAAAAAATGCCTATATGGTACTTAACACCTTTTACGGATGTACCGCTATAATGATTTTTTTCAATAATTGAGTTAGCTACTTTTGGTTCTATTAGCTCTAAATGTATGTTCTTAAAATCTATATTTTGTTTCTTTTGCATATTTCAATTTTTTGTTTTATTTTCCCACCGCACAAAAAAGAAAAGAAAAAGGTTTTGTCTTTCAAATCAAGTTCTACACTATAATACCGCACCAGCTTATAACAGCGTGTATATGCAAGTGGCGGTTCTGTGGTTTATCCAACATTCGTTATTCTATCAAACTATCTGCGTAATTGAAAGGTAAGTGCTTCTAATCGCCACCTGACATATACACGCAAAACGTTAGGTGCAATGCTAATTTCTACTCCTAACAAAACCTGCTATTATTAGAAATCCTATTACCATATTAGTTGTTGGTTTAAGGATTCTACTATT